CGGGGTGATTGGCTCCCCGGGACCGGCGACACGATCACCGTCCGGATCCATGCCGACGACTGGGGCGAGGGCGGCGGGTCGCTGTTCTGCGGGAGCTTCACCCTCGACAAGCTCGGGATGAGCGGGCCGCCCTCGACGGTGAAGCTCTCTGGGGTCTCGGTGCCGACCGGGCTCGCGGCCCGCAAGACGAAGCGCTCCCGGGGATGGGAGAACACCACCCTGCAGACCATCGCCGGGGACGTGGCCGCGTCGGCGCGCATGACGCTGGTCTTCGACGCCACGGACACCTCGCCGCTCGACCGGGTGGACCAGCGCAGCGAGACCGACCTGGCCTTTCTGGCCCGGATCTGCGGCGAGCTCCACTACGCGATGAAGGTCACCGACAACCAGCTGGTGATCTGGTCGGTCGAGGACTACGCCGCCAAGGCCGAGTTCACGACCTACACGCTGGGCGAGAGCCGGGTGCGGAGCTGGAGCCTCGACGTCAAGGCGTACCTCCGCACCCCAAAGGTGAAGGTTATCTACCAGGACCCCTGGTGGGGCGTGCCGCAGCAGAGCACGGTGGAATCGGCCGAGGCCCTCCGGGGCAACGCCGAGGACGACCCGCTCGGTCTGGAGCAGCAGTCCTTCGACGACGCCGCGGCCGAAGTGATCCGGGCGCGGGTGAGGTCGAAGGCGGAGGCCGAGGCGAAAGCCAAGGCCGCGCTGCTGGCCCGGACCGAGCACTCGGCCGAGGGCTCGATCACCGTGGTCGGGGACGTGCGGCTGGTCGCCGGGAACAGCATCCGGCTGGCCGGTTGGAACGAGCTCGACGGTAAGTACCTGGTGGAGAAGGCCGTGCATTCGCTCGGCCAGGGCTACACCGTCCAGGCCACCATCAAGAGGAGCTCGACGTGAGCCTCTCCCTCGACGACGACGAGATCAGGGAGCTGCTCAACGGGCTGGTCCGGATCGGCGAGGTCGCCGAGGTGCTGACCGACGGCCGGGTCCGGGTGGTATTCCACGACCGCGACGACACGAGCAGCCTGCCGCTGCTGGTGTTGCAGCGCTGGACCGGCAGCCAGGACATGCCGGTCGCGGGAGAGCAGGTGCTCTGCCTGATGCAGCCGCCCGACCAGGTCGACGGCTACGTCCTGGCGGCGATCCCGAACCGCCTCCAGCCGGTGCCCACGCAGACCCCCTCGACGAGGGTCGTCGCCGGCGACGAGGTCCTGATCGGTTCGATCCAGGCTGGCCATCCGGCGCCCTTCGGCGACGTGCTGCTGCGGATCCTCACCGGGCTGCGGGAGTTCCTAGCCTCGGTCCAGGTGGCCACGCCGGCGGGGCCCGGGTCACTGACCTGCGTCACAACGGACTATGGCTCCGGGCTGGCCTCGGCCGTGGCCGCCGCCATGGCGGCTGACGTGGCCGATGCCGTGCTCAACAGCCAGAAGGTCAAGCTGGAGTAGCCGATGCCGATGGTCGTGGCGCAGCTCAAGGCGGATCTCAAGTCCGACCTGCAGGCGATCTTCGCCGACCTCGACCCTGAGGCTACTGCGGCGAGCAAGGCCCAGGCGATCGCCGACGCCATCGCCGACCGCGTGGACGCCTACATCCGGACCGCCACCGTCTCGACCACCGTGACCGGGACCAGTACGGACGTGACGGCCTGCCCCGCTGGATCTGGCACCGGCACCGGGACCGTCACCGGCACCGGCACCGGGAGCCTGAGCTGATGCTGGCGACCCTCGGCAGCGTTGTATTCGAGGCCTCCGCCGATCTGGTCCGGACCTTCTCCGAGTTCTCGTTGAAGAGCGGGGCCCGGTGGGCGGCTCACGAGGTCATCGGGCAGAGGCCGGTGCAGGAGTACATCGGCCCGGCGCTCCGCACGCTGTCGCTGGCGATCCGACTCGACCTCAACCTGGGGGTAGACCCCGAGGCCGAGGCCGACTCTCTGCGGGCCGAGGTGGAGGCCGGGACGATCCTGCCCCTCATGATCGGAGGCGCTGCCCGGGGCGACTGGATCGCCCGGGACATGACCGAGACCTGGCGCCAGATCGGCCAGGACGGGACGGTCGGCGTGATCGACCTGGCCCTCTCCCTCGAGGAGTACGCCTGATGAACTGGGACCCGACGGCAGAGGAGGAGATCGCGCAGAACGTGCGGTCGATCGTCGCCACCGGACTCGGGACTCAGCCCCTGGCCCGTGCGGTCGGCCTGGAGAACCTGACCGACCGACCGGTCCAGGTCGCCTCGGCCAAGCTGGCGGCCGCGCTGGCCGCCCAGATCAAGGCGTACGAACCCCGGGCCGAGGTGGCCTCAATCTCCGTCACTGCCACGGTCGACGGGGCTCTGTCCCCGACCGTGCGCTTGAAGTGAGGTCGGCATGACGATCGCCCAGACGCCGGCCGAGGTCGAGGCTGCGGTCCTCGCCAGCTACACCCTCCTGACCGGGAAGACGCTGCAGGCGTCCGACCCCCGGCGGCTGCTGCTGCAGTCGCTCACCACGCCCATCGCACACCTCTACTCCCTGATCGAGCTGGCCGACCTGCGCAACCTGCCGGCGACGGCAGACGGGGCGAGCCTCGACAACCTCGGGACCTTCGTGGGGACGACTCGGCTGGTCGGGCAGGGCTCGGTCGTGACCCTGTCCTACTCCCGCACGAACACCGCCGCGGCGCAGATCATCCCAGCCGGGCACCGGGTCACCACGGCCGACGGTCTCTACCTCTGGGCCACGACGGCGGCCCTCACCCTGGGGATCGGGGTGGCCTCCGGGAGCGTGACAGCGCGCTGCACCGTCACCGGCCCGGAGTCGAATGACATCGTCGCCGGGCAGATCAACGTGCTCGTCGACCCCATCGCTGGGCTCGCGGTGGCGAGCACGACCGACACCGCCGGCGGGACCGACGTCCAGACCGACGACGAGTTCCGGGTCGCGGTTGTGGCGGCCCCGGACGGCTTCACCATCGCCGGGCCGCGCTCCGCATACGAGTGGCACGCCAAGCAGGCATCGACGCTCGTGCTCGACGCTATCGCCCTCGGTCCAGACGACACGGACACCGAAGCCCCGGCGGCCGGCGGCGTGGCGATCTTCCTGCTGATCGGTGCCTGGGCCGAGGGGGTCCTCGAGCTCGAGACCGACCCGACCGTCATCGCCGACGTGATCGACCTGGTCGAGGCCGCGCTGTCCGCTGACACGGTCAGGCCGATCGGCGACCTGGTCACCGTCGACGCGGCCGCCGAGATCCCCTTCACCTGCGAGGTCAGCTACTGGATCCCTCAGGCGGAGGCCGCCAACGTCGCCGCGATCCAGGCAGCGGTCGAGGCCGCGCAGGACGCCTACCTGGACTGGCAGGAGGCGGCCCTCGGTCGCGACGTCGACCCGACCGAGCTGGTGTCGCTCCTCTACGCCGCGGGGGCCCGGCGGATCGTCGTCACCTCCCCGACCTACCAGGCGATCCAGCAGAGCGAGCGGGCGGCGCGTGACAGCTACGTCGCGGCGCCGACCTACCTGGGGCTGTTCCGGTGAGCACCGACATCCGCACCGCCAGCCTCGTCGACCTGCTCGCCGGGCTGGTCGCGGAAGACGCCGACGCTGTCGCCCTCGCCCAGGCGCTCGACCCGGTAGTGCAGGAGATCGCCGGGCTGGCCGAGCAGTGCAGCTACTTCTCCCGGATCGCCTCGCTGACCGAGGCGCAGTGCGATGAGGTGGCCGCCTGGTTCCGCCTCGTCGATCTGGAGGCCTGGGCGACCGCGGGGCTGGCCCGGAAGCGGACCGTGCTCGCCGAGATGGTCGACGTCTACCGGCGGCGGGGGACCCGGTGGGCGCTGGATCGGTTGTTCTCGATCCTCGAGACGTCGGCCTCCTGGGATGGGGGGACCACGACATGGGACGGCGGCGCCTCGATCTGGGATCAGCGGGACGGGATGTACTCCCTCGTTGAATGGTGGCAGGACAGCCCGCCAGCGGCCCCGCACACCTACCGGGTGGATGCAGAGATCGAGGTTCTTGGCCTTTCGCTCGTCGAGATTCGCCACCTGCGGCAGGTGCTCGATGCCTACGTCCCGGCCCGGGAGCAGCTCTCTGAGCTGAGCGAGACGTTCCCTGTCGACTGCGGCCTGCGCCTCGCTGGCACCTGCTCGGTCGGCCTGCACATCGAGGTGTTCTGATGGCCTATTCGCAGGTGATCACCGACGTCGGGATGGCAAAGATCGCCGCGGCGTTGGCCGGCGGGCCGAAGGTGCTGCTCACGGAGATCGCCGTCGGGGACGCAGACACCCTCCCGGTGTCGACCCTGACCGCCCTCGGCCACGAAGTCTGGCGGGACTCCGCCAACGTGGTCGAGGTGGATCCGGCCGACCCCAACCGGGTCCTGGTCGAAGCGAAGATCGACGTCGCCGACGGCGGCTGGACGATGCGCGAGGCCGGGGCCTTCGACGCGGACGGCGACCTGATCCTGATCGCCCGCATCCCCGACGCCATCAAGCCCGACCCGGGGACCGACGGCGCCGGCGTGGCCGCCTACATCCGGATGGCCGTCGAATGCACCGACGCCGGGGACGCGCTCACCCTGACCGTCGACGACTCCGTGATCATGGCCACCCGAGTCTATGTCGACGACCGGACGGTCGGATCGCTGCTCTACGCCTGGCAGCATTTCAGCTGAGGGGGGAACCCCTCCGGGAGGGACCCCATGCGACACGCCCTGACCCTGGTCCTGCTGGCGCTCCTCTGGGGCGGCTGCGAGGACGCCGACCCCGACTTCTACGCCGACGGCACACAGGCTCTCGACGACGAGGAGAATGACATGTCCGCTCCGCTTTTTGTTCGGACTCCGGCGATGGTCGCCATGAACACCGAGGCGGTAGACGTCCCGCCGCTGTACGAAACGGTGATCAGTCACGGCGTCGGTGAGTCGACTACGATGCTGGTCGAGACGCTGCGCTTCTTCTTCAGCCCTGCTCCCGTGGGTGGGCGGGATGTGGGGTACGTGGAGCTCGCAGTGCTCACCCCGGGCGCAGACGTGGTCGCTCTGGAGCGTTACGACATCGCCGCGCTGGCTGAAGGCGAATACGCCCCTCCTGTCTTCGTGCGGCTGGATCTGCTGCTTCCTCCCGGCTACGCGCTGCAGATCATCTCGACCCCGCTGAACAACGCGGTTGGCTTCACGGCCTCCTGTCATGTGGTCGCGCAGGGCGGGGAGCTCGGCTGATGCGCTCCCGGGGGCCACGCGGCCTGACGACCGGGGCGCACCAGCCCCTGATCCCGATCGCCTGGGGCGAGGTGCAGTGGGACACGGGGGTCCCCTCCTGGCGCCGAGCCGGTGGTGAGTTCGGGGCGACTCCACCGAATGCGGCCGGTGGGGGGCCGGTGTCGACCTCCCTGGTGTTGGCGCGCTCCCATCGGCTTGACCGACTGCATGTCCAGGTCAGTCCGCAGGGCCCTGCCTACGCGTTCGAGGATCCCAGCCTGCGCCAGCCGAATGGCTGCATCGTCTACACGCTGAACGCGGCCACCAACTTCTCCATCGCGGTGTTCGAGGAGCAGTAGATGATCGCCGTCCTCGCTAGACGCTGGGGCTCGGCCGCCGGCGGGCGGGATGGTATGTCGATCGCGGTCAGCTACTTCGCTCGGCAGCTGGCCGAGCTCGGGCACGAGGTCACCTGCTACCTGGCCACGGGGGAGCCGATCCCCTGGACCCACCCTCTGGTCGAGTGGCGCCACCGGCAGCTGCTGGTCGCTCCCGACGAGTGGCCGGACCTGACGATCACCTGCTCGGCTCCTTCCTGGCGCCGGACGGTGGTCGCAGCGCAGGCCGCGGGAGCGGTGGGCCGGCTGGTCTACTGGCACCACTACGGGCCCCTCCCTCCCGGGTACGGAGCGATCCTCGCCCGGGTGGCTCCCTCGACAGAGCAGGCTCGAAGCTGGAGCCGGGAGATCGTCCTCCCGCCAGCGAGCTGGGCGCTCTACGCTGGAGGGGAGCGGACCGGCGAGGAGATCGTCGTCCCGGGAGGAACGCGCCAGAAGGGCGGCCAGGTGGCCCTGCAGGTGGCCAAGCTGCTCCCCGACCTGCGCTGGACGGTGCTCTCCGGGCGCGCCTCAGAGGCCGAGCTGCGCCCCTGGCGAGCCGTCGGGACGGTCCTGCCGCCCGGGCTTCCGCCAGAGGGGTGGCTCTCCCGCGCTCGGTTGGTCCTCTCCCCGACCCGGGCTGAGACCTACGGGCTGGCCATGGCCGAGGCCGCGGTGCGGGGGATCCCGGTCGTGACCTCGACGCTGCCCGGGCCGATGTTTGCCCTCGGCGACGCCGCTACCTATCTGTCGGCGGACGCTCCAGCGTCGGCCTGGGCCGAGGCGGTCCAGCGGGCTCTCGATGCTCCGCCGGTCCGGCTGCAGCCGCAGGCCTACCGCGAGGTCATCGCCCGGGCGCTCTCCCTTGGGCCACCCGGGCGGTCCACTCCTCGGCCTCCGGTTCCGGCTTGGGCTCCGGCCCCGGATTCGCCACCGCGCCCAGCGCCCGTCGGCCAGCCGCTCCCGCGGCGACAGGAGATCGAGACGGTCGAATGTGAGCTGCCGCCGCTCCCCGCTGGCGGGGTCGTCTCGATCCTGATGGCGGTCGGCCCGGTTCACCGCTGGCTCGGCGAGGCGGTTCGGTCCGTGCTCGAGCAGGAGCTCCCGGAGGGCTGGCGCCTCGAGCTGCTGCTCGGAATCGACGGCCAGCCGGAGAGCCTCGCCGCGGCCAGGGCGCTGCCGCCTGATCCTCGGCTGGGGATCGTCTCCCTGCGGCGGTCCGTCGGGACCTACCAGGCGGCGAACACGCTGCTCCGCCATGCCACGGGAGCGCTCGTCGGACGGGTCGACGCCGACGACGTCCAGCTGCCCGGCCGTCTGGCTGCCCTGATCCAGGCGCTGCAGGGGACCTGTTGTGGGATGGCCAACTGCCGCATCGCCGACGTCGACGAGAACCTCCAGCCGCTGCGGCCATACGACATGGCAGCTGACGGGATCTGGCTCTGGCGGCGCGATGCCCTGGATCTCCTCGGCGGCTGGATGGCCTGGCCGTGCGGGGCGGACACTGAGCTGCTCCTTCGGGCGCGGCAGCTCGGGCTCGGCGAGGTCATCCTGCCCGACGTGCTCTACCTCCGTCGTCGCCACGGCGAGCAGCTGACCCGCGCTCGCGGAACCGGCCACGGGACGCCTCTGCGGGAGGCCGCCTGGGGGATGATCCGAGCGGAGAAGGCACTCGGAGCGCTGGGAGTACGACCGCAGCGAATCGTGCCTGAGACGAGCCCGTGCTCCCTGGAGGGCCGGCTATTCTCTGGGCCCGTCTGGGCCTGCCTGGCAGCCGTCCCTGGCCGGCGGGAGATCCTCGGTCAGGTCGTGGCCTCGCTGCTGCCGCAGGTCGACCGGCTCGGGGTCTACCTCAACGGCTGGCCCGACGTGCCGGCGTGCCTGAATGACCCTCGGATCGTGGTGGCCAGGTCACAGGACCATGGCGACCGCGGGGACGCCGGCAAGATGTTCTGGACCGACGAGGCGCCCGGCTACTACCTGAGCTGTGACGACGACCTGCTCTACCCAGCCGACTACGCCCGGAGGCTGGTCGCCGCCATCAAGGCCCGGAGCAACCGCGCAGTCGCGGGCGTCCACGGAGCGATCCTGCCATCCGGGGCGGAGCACTACCACCGGGATCGGACCGTACTGCACTACCGAGAGGCGCTCGACGTCGACACCGCAGTGCACGTGCTCGGCACCGGTACGGCCGGCTGGCACGCCCCGAGCTTCCGGGTGCGACCCAGCGATTTCGAAGCGCCGAACATGGCCGACCTCTGGCTGGCGGCCCTTGGCCAGCGGGAGCGGAGGCCCTTCGTCTGCCTCGCCCGACCGGCGGGGTGGCTCCAGGACCTGACCGACGGCGCACGGTCCATCTATCAGGAGAGCCTATACCGCGCCGGATCTGCGCAGGATACAGGCGATCAGCAGGACCGGCTGCTGCGCGACCTTGCCCCCTGGGCACTGCACGAGGTGTGACCATGGACAGCAGCTACAGTGAGCGGGACTTTTGGAACACCCGCTATGCCCGAGGTAGCACCAGCGGAGCCGGCAGCGCCGGCCCTGAGGCCCAGTGGAAGGTCGAGCAGATCATCAGGGCCTGCGGCCGCCGGCGGATCGAGACGGTCCTGGACCTCGGCTGCGGGGACGGCCGGCTCGGTCGGGCTGTCGTCGATCGACTGCCGGGGGTGAGCTACCTCGGGGTCGACCAGGCTCCCGCCGCCCTGGAGCTGGCGCGGCAGGTCGCGGCTGCCGGGATGGAGTACGCCCAGGGGGACCTGACCGAGGGGGCCGAGGCGCCCGAGTCCGAGCTGCACCAGGCGGACCTGGTCCTCTGCCTCGACGTGCTCTTCCACCTCGAGTCGGCGGAGCGGCACGCCGCAGCGATCGCCTCGATCTGCCGCTTCTTTCGGCGGCTGGCCATCGTGGCCGCGTGGAATCCGGCGATCGTCGACCTCTACAAGGGCGAGTTCGCCGGGCACACCGTCTACCGGCCCTTCGTCGTGGCCGACCCCTCGGTCAAGGTCGAGGAGATCCAGCTCCCGATGGTCCCCCAGAAGAGCCTCTACGTCCTGACCCGCCCGCGCCGGAGGTAGCCCGTTGGCCAGTACGATCGACCCCACCATGCCCGTCGTCGTCTACCCGACGACAGCGAGCGTGCGGCTGCAGTTCGCTCGGGCGAAAGCCGAGATCGAAGCCCTCCAGGCGCGTGTCGACGCGCTGGAGACCGAGGAGCCCGTCATGGATGCCGCCCCCATTCCCCTGGTCGCCGGAGACGGCGCCGCCTCCGCGGTCCTGGACATCTCGGCGGCCACCGGGCTGCGGTGCGTGATCAGCGCGACGGGGCCGATCCTCGTGCGATTCGGGCCGGCCCCGGTCACGGCAGCGATCTTCCACCTGGCGGTGCGCGCCGGCGAGACAAGCCAGCCCTTCCGGGTCGGCGACACGGTCACCGAGTTGACGGCCTGGGGGGACGGCGGCGCCTGGCCCTTTAACCTTGTCCCGGCCGAGTGAGGTACAGCATGCGACGACAGACCCTGATCCTGATCCTCCTCGGCCTCCTGCTGGCATCGACGGTCTCGGCGCAGACGGCCCCGACGATCGTCGGCTACCGGACCCCTGCCGGGGCTGCCCAGGCGACTGCGGCGGCCACTCCGCTGCCGGTCACCGCGGCGGCGCTCTCGATCCTGACAACCGCGCTGGCCGCCCCCGGTGCGGCGTTCCCTCCCCTGGCTGCGTTGATCGGCATGAGCGACGGGACCCTGATGCATGCTCTCCGAGCGGTGGACCTCTACTCCGGGGCGGGGACCGACTACTGGCAGGGCGTGGGCCTGCTGCTGGCCGGAGCCGGAGGTGGCACCCCGGCGAGCGCGGGGGCAGGCAACGTCGACGCAGGGACACTGAGGACGACCCTCGGGGCGACCGACCCCGCGGTCGTATCGCTCGGGACGATCGATGATGCGGTCCACGCGACGAATGACCTAGTCGGGAAGGCGGTGCTGATCGGGGCCCGAAATATGACCTCGGGTCGAGTGAATCCGGTGGCCGCCGGTACGGGAGACGCGACCGCGGACACGACCCTCCAGGTCGTGGATGCCGGCCGTCCTGGATCCGCCGAGAGCTGCTCCTCGGCCACCGCGGGGGACGCGGGCAACGCGCACGTCGTCGCTGCTCGATCTGGCCGTCGACTGATCTGGGTCCAGGTGCAGGGCGACGCGGGCGGACAGCTCCGAGTGGCCCGTGCGGACACGACCGAGGCGACCTGCACCACTACCACCGGGCCGGGGACCCTGCTCGACGCCGGGACGGCCACGACGGCTGGCGGCTACTGGGAAGACACCGTGGGCTACTCGGGGGCAGTGGCCGTCTGCGTGCCCACCGCTGCGGCCACGGTCTCCTACTGCTACGGGGAGGTGTACTGATGCGCCGCGCCCTGCTGCTGCTGACCCTCCTCGCCCTCGCCAGCCCCGCCAGCCCCGCCAGCGCCGGGGTGCGCCAGCCGGCCAAGGCGGGGACCACGATCGCCTCGGCTGCTACCTACGCCGCGCTGCCGGCCTGCTCCACCGGAGGAGCGACCGCATACACCGAAGACCTCGACCTGCTCTGGGTCTGCAACGCGATCACCGGCCTCTGGTTGCCTCCCGACGTTCAGCCGACGGCCGTCATCGCCGATTATACGGCGGACGCTCTCCCCGGACTGTCCGTGCCTCCCTGGACGGCGCAGGGTGCAGGATCTGGCGCCGTCTCTGGCGGCGAGCTGACCATCACGAGTATTTATAGATACTATTTGACCGATGTATCCATTGCTCTGGCCAATAACGTCGGTATTATTGCTCGGGTAAAGGTGACTACGCAGGCGGTGGTGGGGGCCGGGTTTAACACTTATATGGCCCTCCGCATTGGATCGATGGGTGGTTGGGTTGGAATCCCTTGCCTCGCTTTGGCCGGGAGTACGGCCCTCAGCAGCGCGATGAATGTCTACCCATTCTCTAGCGGCAAGAGCGACGAGACGGCGACTTCCGAATCCGTGGATAATGCTGTGTATCAGTGGTATTATATCCTATATTTCAAAACGGGGCAGACAGTGCGGTTTGGCTCTCTCGGGGCAGGGCCTCAATATGGCGGAAGGGTCGCGCACTATACAACCTTCGACGCCACCCCTGCCAACATGACTGCGGTTTTTGGCTCGCACACCGGCGTAAATACGTCGGTATGGGACCGCGTGATCTTGTTTGTGTTCTGATGGTCAAGCGACTGGCAGCCCTGGCCCTGCTCCTCGGGGCGCTGGCGCTGCTGGCGGTGGCGGTGGCGACGGGCGCGGCGAGAGGCAGGTAGCTGGCACCCGGGGGGGCAGGGAGGCAGCGATGGTCTGGATCAGGATCGCAGAGGGGACGGCCGGCCAGGCCGACGCGCAGCGGCTCTTCGACGAGCTCGAGCAGTCGACCCGCAGCGAGGTGGCCGCCTACCTCGCCAGCTACGGGGGGCGTCGGGGGCTGCTATCGCAGCAGCTCCTGGGCTATCCCGCGTGGCAGCCGGGCCAGCCCCGCGGGGCAGTGATCCACGTCCCGGCCCTCCACGGGCGGGCAGCGCTCGACACCGTCGACAACGTCCGGCGCTTCATGACCCCGCCACCTCCGGCACCCGCGGGCAAGAAGCCCTCCCCGAAGTCCACCAACATCGAGATCGGCTGGCCTGACGGGCGACTGCTCTGCCCGGTCCACCCGCGGCACCCGGCCTGGCACGCGGGCGGGGCCAACCGCTCCCGGCTCGGGATCGACCTCGTCTCCCCCGGCCCGCTCGTGCCGACCGGCGGCACCTGGATCACGACCGACGGACGGGCCCAGGCGGTCGGGGCCTGGCGGCGCTGGGATGGCAAAGGGTCGCCGATCGTCCGTCCCGACGGCTCGCCGCTGCTCCTCGAGGAGGACGTGCTCGACCTCGGGGAGGTCTGCTCCGCCTGGGGCTACCGCTTCTGGCACTGCCCGACGCCGGCCCAGATCCTCGGGCTGGCGGTCGCCCTGCGCGCGCTGCGGCTGCTCTACCCCACCATCCAGCCGGAGCTCGTCGAGCGGCACGCCGACCTCGCTCCCGGGAGCCGGGTCGACCCCGGGCCGGGGATCCCCCTCGAGCAGCTCCGGGCCTGGGCCTGGGGGACCGCCGATCTCCGGCAGCTGGTCGCCGAGGCCTCCGCCTCCGGCTGGCAGGACTGGCTCCGGCAGCAGTGGCTCTCCCCGACGGGTCTCGTGACCGAGCGCGACCGCTGCTGTCCCGGGAGGCCTGCGCAGGCCGGGGAGGTGGGCTGATGCCCGCGGGCTGGCAGTCGTGGCCCTGGCAGGCCCTCGCCGTCGTCCTGGCGGCGATGATCGCCGGGGTGGTCGCCATCGTCGGGCTCATCGTCAACCACGTCACCCGGCAGGGAGAGCGGCAGGGAGAGCAGACCCGGGCCCGGATTGACGCCCTCGCCACCTCCCTTGGGGCGCGGGTCGACACCCTCCAGGCAAGCCTTGCCGAGACGCGGATGGACGTGGCCCGCCTCGGGACGCGGGTGGGCACGATCCCCGCCCGCGTGGTCGACGACGACGACTGCCGGGAACGACACGAGCAGCTCCGCGAGGAGATCGTCTCTCTGTCCAGTGGCCGCCGGCTGGTAGTCACCGGCTTCGGCGGCGACAGATAGGAGGCAGCAGTGGCTGGAGATAAGGTCCGGGACATCGTGGCTGGCTGGGCCGAGCAGATCGGCGGGATCGACCCTCTTCCGCGGGCCAGGATCAACCGGACCCCGACGGGCGGCCTGGAAATGATCCTCTCCGTGACGATCGACGGCACTCCGCAGATCCTCACCTGCCCGGTGCGGACAGGCCCTCCCGAGGAGGGGCCGCAGGGCCTCGTCTGGGGAGTGATCCGGATCGCCCCCGGTGTCTACAAGATCACCCCGAGCCTCAATGCGATCGGAGTGCTTCACGCCTTCGTAACGATCGTCGGCGTCCCGGAAGTCCCTGCGTGGGATGGACGCCAGCAGTAGCAGGGGCCATGGCCCCGAGGAGTAGCACATGCGACACGGAATCCTGACCCTGATCTTCACCCTCGCCCTCACGCTGGCCCTCCCCCTCACCCTCCAGGCGCAGGAGGCCCCGCCCGTCGGCGCCCTGCCTGGCTCTGCGGCCGTCGAGGTGGTAGCCCCGGCGGCCCCGGACCCCGTCGCCCTCCCCCTCACGCCCTCGCCCGAGGTGGCGGTCCCGGTCCCGGTGGCGGTGCCCGTCCCCGCGGTGGTCGACCCGCTCGCACCAGCAAAGGAAGCGGCGGCGGCCGCAGTCGCAGAGACGCCCGCCGTACCTCCGACGACCGAGGAGCTCCTGGCCACCGGCAGCGTGGCCCTGAAGCAGGTGGTCGCGACGGTGCAGGAAGAGCGCGACGCCGAGGGGGTGCAGTGGATCGCCTGGTTCGGAGCCCTGGCCGGCTTCTTCACGCTGCTGCTCGGCCTCTGCCGCAAGTGGGGGGCCATCCTGCTCAACGAACAGTGGCTCCGGATCGCCTCGCTGGGCCTGGGTATCGGCGCCGGCCTCTTCGGCTACCTTGCCCTCGGGACCCCCGACTGGGCGACGCTGCTGCTCGGCCTGAGCGGCCCGGGGTCGATGCTGGTCTACGCCCTCGTCGACCTGGTGAGGCCGGGGGCCTGGGCCAAGGCGACCGCGCGGGCGGCGGAGAAGGCGACCGAGGCCGCGGCCTCGGCCGATCGGTGAGCCGGTGGGCTGGCTGGTCGTTGGCCTCGTCGCGCTCTCCGGCCTCCTCGCCGGCGCGCTGGCCTGGGCGGTCCGGGAGCGGCGGCTGCGTGGAGCTGCGGAGGTCGAGCGCGATCTCCTGCAGCAGCACCTCGGGGTGGCCACCCGCTCCCTCGAGCAGCGGGACGCCGAGCTGTCCTCTGCTCGCCTCGCCCTCATCCTCGCTCAGCAGGAGGCCCGGGAGGCGGGAGAGCGGGAGCGGATCGCCCGGCTCTCGGATCAGGCGGTCGCTGAGGGGCTGGCTGCTGCTCTCGCTGCTCGTCGGGCTGCTCCCCGGGGTGGGGCTGGCGCAGATCCGGCGGCCGACTCCCTCGCCGGCATCCTCGCCCTCGCCTCTGCCGACACCGCCCCCGACATCCACGGACTCGCAGCCCGGACCAGCGCCCTGCCTGCCGGGCCGAGCCTGCCAGCCGGGAGCGGTGGTCCAGGTGGCGCTCGTGGCCTTGGACCCCGCTGACGCGCGTGAGACGCTCCTGGCCCTCCGGCTGCTCGACGAGACGGAGCTGGACCTGCGGGCGGCTCAGGACCGGGAGGCGCAGCTGGCCCAGCGGCTGGCCGTGTGCGCCGGGGATCGCCAGGAGCCGGACTGCCCCGCGGCGGATCCCGGGGAGGGCTGGGGGGAGCGGTGGCTGGGTCGGGCGGGGTGGCTGTTGAGCGGGGTCGCGGTCGGGATGGGCCTCGGGTTGGCTACCTCGCTGCTCTGGGGGAGGTAGCTCGAGCTCCGGCTGCCTCTTCTCCCCACTCCTCGCTGTCCGACCAGACCTCGGCTCGCCGCTCCTGGCTGGTGTAGTGCCAGCCGCAGGAAGGACAGGTGCAGTCGACCGCGTGGAGATCGGGGCGGTCCTGCGCGCCGGCGGAGCCGCAGACCGGGCAGGCGGAGGCGCTCACCTCACAGCTCCTCGGCCGGCAGGTCGGCCACGCACTCCCGGATGATGCTGTCCGGGAGCTCGCACTCCTCTCCCACCTGCCGGATCCGCGCCGCCAGATCCTCCTCGCTCATCGGCGCCATGCCATCCCCGGGCTTCAGCAGGTACCCGCCTCGCCGGTCCTCTCCCCGCGCCGGCTGGTTCCGCGCGCTGATCGCCGCGTCCAGGACCCCGTACACGAGCGTCCGCCCGTCCGCGTGCTGCCGGACGGTGAGGTAGTAGCGGTCGCACTCGCCCTGCCCCAGGGCCTGCTGGTACCGGCCGTAGTCACAGCCGGAGTAGGAGTCGCCCGAGGCGCTGGCGACCACGGGCCACTCCTCCTCGACGATGCTCACCGGGGCGCGGCCCGTGAGGGTGACCTTGCGGGTCCGCAGCTCCTCGACGGTCCAGTCCGCCGGATCGTCGACCGCCTCGCCTCCCCCGTCCCGAATCATGGCCAGCAGCGCGGCGTCGGGGCCCTCGCCTCGGTAGTTGCCCATGGTCTGCCCGGAGGTCTTGTTCGTGATCTTGTAGGTCTTCATTCCGATCTCCTGTGCCCCGGAGTGTCCCGCCGGGGCTCGTCGCGCTGCTGCTCGGCCAGGCACCGTGCCTGCCCAGGGCCCGCCACGCGGAGGCGCAGCAGCATGGGCCCCACCCGCCCGGAGGCGGGGTCTGCTACCGGAAGCTGTGGCTGCCCGCCACGTCGCCAGCGCTCACGTCCCGGAGGCGGTACGACCAGACGACCCACGCGCTGGGCTCGGTCTGGCCCGCGGTGCGGGGGCAGTACATGGTGACCTTGCCGCCGCGGGGGCCGGTCAGGGTCTTGCGCCAGGCGAGCTCGCCAGCGGGGGAGGTGCAGGGGGTAGCGACGGGAGAGGTGGTGTTCTGGCTGGTCATCGTAGGCTCCTGTCCGCCGGAGTGTGGGAGCCGGCGGTCTCTCGGTGGGGTGCTCTCCCCGTCCGATAGATTCAATGTAGTGCCGCTCTGCGGACTAGTCAACAAAAATAATCAAGGCAAGTGTCGATTGTGCGGAAAGTGGCGCTGGGTCTAGCTCTTCTGTCGGTCGACCTCCGCGAGAATCCTCTTAATCGCCGCCCTCACCTCCGGCCCCGGCGACACCACCGCTCGCTCCCACCTCGACACCGCCAGGGCCTGCACTCCGAGGCGCATGGCGAGGGCCTGCTGCGTCACGTCCCCGAGCGCGGCCCGAAGCTGCCGCACCGTTGCTGCCCACTGCTCCCGCTCCAGCCGCGTGCGCTCGTCCCGGGCCGGGCTGTTGAGTGGTCGGCCTCGTCGCTGCTGCTCGGTCACGACTCCCTCCTGCGTCGTCGGTCTACCGATCAGACTAGGCCAGATAAATAGGCCCGTCCAGCCGGATCTCTGGTGACCACCTGGTGACCACCCTCGACCGATCTCCAGCCCCCTGGTGCCCCGGTGGTGACCACCCCGATCGGCGCAAACAGTGGCTGTGCGGGCCTCCGGCGATCGAGCTTCGCATTCGTAATGCGTGGGTCGGGAGTTCAAGTCTCCCCGTTGGCTCTAGGGTTCCTCGTTCTGGTGACCACCCTGACCCGGCCTCTGGTGACCACCCCCGGGAGAAATCCGGAAGACCCGGACCTTCCCCTTCTTCTTCTCCGGCCTCTCCAGCAGCTTCACCTGGTCGACGACGCTCTCGGTCGACAGGTGCGCGTACCTCTGCACCATCCGATAGTCGCTCCACCCGCCCAGCTGCTGCAGGTGCGCCAGCGGGACGCCCCTCATGGCCAGGTGGCTCGCCCAGGTGTGCCGCAGGTCGTGGTACCTGACGTGCCGGGTGATCCCCGCCCGGGCCAGGGTGCGCCGGTGGGGGTAGCGCGGCTGGTCGGGGTGGACTGGCTCGCCCTGGTCGAGCAGCACGTAGCTCCCCCGGAAGCGGCTCCCCAGCTCCCGCAGCCGCGCCCTCAGACGGTCGGTCAGGCCGACGACTCGGTCCCTGCCGCTCTTCGGGGGCCCTTCGACGACCCCTTCCGCCCCCGCGACCGTCCGCGTGTTCCTGACCACGATCTGCCCGCGCTCCAGGTCGACGTCGCTCCACCTCAGCCCGAGCTGCTCGCCGACCCTCAGGCCGGCGTCGACCGACAGCAGGAGCATCGAGGCCCAGGGCTCAGGCTCCTCGGCCAGCGCGACCAGGTAGGCGTCCAGCTCCGCCCGGTCCAGGTAGGTCCAGGTCTGGTCGGCCTGCTGGATCTTCGGGGCGATGGTCCGCTCGAGCGCGTTGCGGCCAATGACCTCGAGCTGGACGGCGCGGGCGAGGGCCCAGTGCAGCTCGGCCCGGATCCGGCTGACGGTGGAGGCGCCGAGGCCCTCGGCGAGCAGCTTCGTCTGCCAGCTGTCGAGCACCGCGGGGCTCAGCGCGTGGAGCGGGAGGTCGCCCAGCTGAGGGAGCAGGTGGAGCCGGCCGATCGCCAGCTTCGTCGCGTAGGTCTTCGGTCGGGAGTGCTGCCTCGACCACTCAAGACAGCCGAGCCACCACGCTCGCAAGGTGCCGGGCTGCGCTGCTTCCTCGGCGCCGACGACCGGGAGGATTCCGAGCTTCTCCGCCGCCTTCGCCTTGGCGATCTGGTCCCTGATCTCCCTGTCGCGCTGCTCCGCCTCCTCCCTGGTCCGGAAGCTCTCCCGAATCGTGCTCGGCTTCCCCGCCAGCGTGACCTTCCGCCGCACCTGCCACGACGAGCGGTCCTTCCGCCTGCTCACTCCCATGACCCACCTCCGCCGGTACCAGGGCAGCATGGACCGCGCGCCAGCTGACGCGCAAGCCCCGCCCCCCGGGGAGCAAGACGGCCGGCAGCAGGCCGAGGCTGATCCACCGGCGCACGGTCCGAGCCTCCACCTGCAGGTAGCCAGCGACGTCCTCCACCGTGGCCAGGCGCGCGCCTCCGGTCATCCCCTGGCCCTCCCCTCATGCTCAGCCCGGTGGCAGTCGAGGCAGCAGGCCTCGAGGTGCTCCAGGGCGTGTCGGGTCGCGCCGGGATTGCGGGCCCTCGACCAGCCGACCTTGTGGGCCACCTCGAGCTGCCCTCCACGCTGGCCGCACCGCTGGCAGGTGTACCCGTCCCGCTCCAGGACCCGGACCCGGTGGAGGCGATAGGCCTCCGCCTCAGCCGCTGCTTGCTGGTCCGGCGAGAGGAAGACGATGTCGCAGACCGGGCAGGCCCGGGCCCGCGGGACGTCTACCTGGTAGGTGCAGCCAGGGGCGACGGCGATCGGCAGGGTGATGTCCTCGACGACGGCCAGGCCGCCG